GCAGCATGAGCTGTACTCTTGTCGTCGACACTCCTGTCAACGGATACTCCGTTGCAGAAGCAAAAGCAGTGGTGGACGCCCTTGTGGCGTACCTCACTGCCAGTACGGGAGCCAGGGTCACCCAGTTGCTGGGTGGAGAGAACTGATCCGTGATGGCTCACGCCAGCACGGGTTGATCAAGTTCTTACTGCATTGAGACATGGCTGAGGAACACCTACCGCACAGAAAGGCGGAGCTGTTGAAAAGCCTGATCATGCTCGCTCAGGTCGTCCTCTTTGATTTGGGGACGAGATGCGCCACAAGCACCGCGAACGACTATAAAACAGTCGTTCGTCGGGTTGAACACGAGGGTCTATCGTTTCTTACGATAGGCCTGGCTAACTTCGGAAAAGACTTCGAAAAAAGTCTTGACCGAGGTTATGTCGCTCCCAGCTCCTTCGTCGGTTTCCGACGTCGGAGAGGTCTCCCCTTGTTTCTAAGAGGTTTCCTGGAGCGTGTGTTCAGCCCTGGTACTGGCCGATTGCTGCCAGATCCTGATATCCATGCGATCTTCGCGATACGTCAGTTCACACTGATGTGGAGCAAGATCAACTTGGAGTGTACTCCTAGGAGGACACGCCAGGCCATGGTACAGTATCTGCAGTGTGAGCAGGACTTACGTCAGAACGACCTCCGTCTGAAGTCATCTGAACCTGATAGGCTCGATGATTTCGCGCGGGTTGGCCGTCGTCTCTGGGTCGACTTTTTCTCTGCGATAGACTCGAGAGTCTACAACGAGGGAGTCGTTCCCAAACACGGTCCTGGCGCCACCGCTGACAAGCTTCGCGGCAACGCGAAGTATGAACAGCTGACGTGGACTCGCAGGTTGGATGGCGTGTTCCCTCATTGGGAACAAATCATCCCATCTGAGTCCTTCCTCGAGAGGACGGACAGAGTTAAGATCCTCGAACCCGGAGAAGAGATCCCTGTCAGGGTGATCTCTGTTCCAAAGTCGCTGAAGACCCCACGTATCATCGCGATTGAACCTACCTGTATGCAGTATATGCAGCAGGGCGTTCTCTCGCTGATGGTGGAGGAGATGTCTCGCTCTGACAACACGAGACATTTCGTTATGTTCGAATCGCAAGAGCCAAATCAATGGCTCGCGCGAGAGGGTTCCATGAATGGGAACCTCGCCACACTTGATTTGAGTGAGGCTTCGGATAGGGTCTCCAATCAGCATGTACGTCTCCTTGTCAAGAATCACCGCGCGCTACGCGAAGCGGTGGACGCGACGAGGAGCCGGAAGGCTGATGTA